TCCAGAGGCGGATTCTAGGGGTAAGTTTGGTCGCGTTCTCGCAGAGGTTTGGGTGTGTGAAAATGGTATCTGGACCAACGTGAACAAGTGGCTCTGTGACAATGGGTACGCGGTGCCTTATGGAGCTGAGAATAAGGCTCTGGTCCAGGACCTTCACATGGCTAATCGCGAGAAAGTGAGGGATCAGTTATAAGTGAGGATATTTCCGAACCCATAAATTACAAATCCATTTTTCCCCATTCTTTACAGGTTTCCCACCATGTAAAGCCTTGGATGTCTCGAGTTCATAGTTATCTAGCGTGTCAAAGAAGAGGGCGTCACCGGCTCGTAGTTTATATTCTTTTCCCAAATTTGGAAAGATAGTTTCACCGCCTTCGTATTCATCATTTAGTGCGAGTATAAACGTATATAATCTTGGATTTGGACCATCATCGATGCAATCTTGATGAGGTTTGTAAAAACCACCCGGTTGATACCGAAGCACTTGAAGGTGTTCACAGTTTTCCACGGGGCGGTCTATGTATTGGAGACATCTGTGAATGACCGCATCAATTACTGGATCTTCTCGACCTAACCACGCCGTTTCACTTTTTCGTATAGTTTCATCTTTATTGCTATTGGCCGAAATCATGGAAGGTTCGAGATTGTTTTTTGCCTTCTCGACGATGTGTTTCCTCTCTTCTGGCGTGATGAAATTATGAAACACGCGGGGCATTGGATACACCGGTAACAAGAAAATGATCAATATGATCAAAAAGAACAGAAGTATCATCTTACTCTACTCACACATAAATATTTCGAGGAAGTCTACAATTGTATCTTCGTCTGATATCCTCAAGTATAGTATTGGCGTATTCTACAATTTTTTGTAGTAGTTCCAGTATCTCGTCGTGTCGATGTGGTTCGATCACATATTGTCTGAGAAGATCTGCACCAGTGTTCGATACCATTTCGAAAATGTGTGAAAGATCCCTGGATTTTTCCAAAAACTTTTCTTGGCGTTGAAGATAATTTTTGAAATCTTCTTCGTTGATATCTTTGAGCATGTAAGAAATTCTGAGAGGTGTGTTATTTATAGGTCTCGTGTCAAGGAATGTATACTCGCGTTCTGCATAATGTATGATCATCGCGTATTGAAGTATATCGTTCGTGGCTTGAATTTCCCGAAGTTCTCTGAACGTAGGCATTCCACCGCATGGAATGTCACCGTGTTCTCGAGACATCATAGTTTTCTTCTTGAACTCTATGAAATGTGGATTATGAATTCGCCCCGTGTCTATTTCTCCCGTTCTCCAGTTAAACGCAGTGTGACAGTTAATACACCACATTTGTGCGCATCCACTTGTCTTGTGAATAACCGTTCCACATTTGGGGCATGATTTACTGTCTCGGTTGAGTAGTTTCATCGTCTCCACCACTTGTGGGTCACATTCATGGTCTTCGTCGAGCAACTCGTTACACTTTTTACAGTAATATTTCTCACATAATCCACAATACCACTCCTCATTGAGAAATCCTCGACATTCTTCGATGGGGCACTTTCGAATGAAACGTTTTGGTTCGTGTTCGATAACCGAACCGGTATTTCTGAGTCGTTCCAGAGTTCTATACGTTTTCTCCATCTCTGTGTAGAGCACTTGAATTTCTTCTGTCGGGGGCGTCTCGAGTTGAGACGTTTGATATTTTTGATGAAGTTCTATGAGTTTCTCCTTCTGTTGTCGAATGATACGACGCAGTTTTCGCATCTTAATGATTCTTTCAACTTCGGGTTGCGTTTCAGGCATACGTGCTTTCTCACGCTCGAGAAGAACATTCTCTCTGTGGCGTCTCAGTTCAGTATTCCTGAAATACTTGGTGCAAAATGAATCTATAAACTCACGATTCCATAAAGTCTTACACCCCATACAATGTGGATCCTCAAAAGTGGAGAGGATATACCGTTGACAACATGATCTACAACTCGTTAAATCACAAAAGGGACACTTGACCTGTTTGTGATTTATCTTGTTCAGTTTTTCACAACACACATCACAGGTTGCCATTACTATACAAGCACTTTATTTCTTTAATTCTCGTAAAAGACGCCTCTTTTCGGCGAGCTGTTCGTTAAACTTTCGATTTTCCTTAGCCTGGGCCATCATCTTTTCCTTCACGGTCATCGGTTTTCGAGCCGCCACGTATGCATTCGCGGCGTTCATGACCTTTTTCATCGCCTCCGCCTTCTTCCTCTCAGCCTCCGCCTTCTTCCTCTCAGCCTCCGCCTCTCGCGCCGCCTTCTTCCTTGCGACCTCCGCCTTTCTCTCCGCCTCCTTCCTCGCAACCTCAGCCTTCGCGTTTTGCTTGGCTTTTTCTTCACTCGCGCGAATAGCATTGTCGTTCCGCGTCGCTCGCGTCTTGATATTTTCGAGTTCAGCTTTCGATTTTGCTCGGTTGATCTGTCCCTTGTAATTCGTCTTTGCTTTCTGGGAAATCTTCTTGAGTCTGTTGATCGCGCTTATAGCAGGTGCGCGGTTGAAAATCTCGGCAGCCTTTTCAGCCTTCTTCACGTTATTCTGAGTTCTCGGCGCCAGGTTTCTAGCAGCCTTGACACGTTCGGGGCCTGGAGGCATGGTCGATACAGCAGTCTTTTTCGCGGTTAATTTTACACGGTTTATGAATTGTTGATTTTTCACTTTTTTAGCGGCAGCCTTAAAGGATTTCAGTGCGAGTGGATTCGTGTTACTCACTTTGAACTTTTCACCTTTAAAGTTAGTTTGAGGAACGTAGAGTTCGGAAACACCGGTGCTCTTTTCAAACTTCGCACCCCTAGCTTTGTTACGTCCCTTTTTACCCCTGAATCCAGCCTGTATTTTAGTCGCGGCTGCATTTTTACGAATCACGTTACTCACGATACCACGTACAAGAGGCCCGGTGACGTTGGATATCTTTTTCGTCTCCATGTTATTCAGTTCCTTTTCAAATGTTCTGCGCAAGTTTTTGACCTTCATGTCGCTTCGCAATACCTTTCCGAGTAAATTCCTCTTGGAGGGAATCTTACTACTCTTTAATTCACCTTCCAGCTCGATTCTGTTTTTGAGATTCTTATTAATCGTATTCAAAGTTGCAGTAGTTTTTGCATCATCTATGAGTGGTTTCCACTTGGACAGACGATACAGAGGTCCGAATTTTTTCCTGGCCATGTTAGACACCGCGACACGCTTTGCTTCTAAGTTTATGTTACTCTTGAGTAAGTTTCGTAGCGGTCTCAAGTTCGTTCCGGGTTGTTCAATTTGTTTGATGTATCGTTGTTTGACCGACGCGGGTAAAGACGATTTATTCACAAAGTTGCGAAGATTTGTGACGTTTCGATTACGGTTCAGGAGATTGAGTGCATTTGCAGCGTTAAAATTATTGTCCTCATTCTCTTTCGCCTTTGCCTTTTTCAGATAAGCATTAAAGGCTCCCGCCGCGTTGAACTTATTCTCTTCTTTTGCAGCTCGCTTAGTAGCCTTTTCGGACTTATTCTTCATCTGATCATTGATTTTTTTACCTTCGCGTTTGATACGTTCTATGTTTGTGGTATTATTCTTTACTTTACTCATGAGCTTTGATTTTTGGTCGTTGGTCAAACTCGTGAGGCCATCGAGATAGGTAGTCAATTCGGACTGCTTACTAGCAAATGCATTACGTTTGCGTTTGAGTTCTTTATTGACGGATTGAATATTTTTCTCGATGGGGCCCAGGTTCGTGTCGAGACCGACACGTTCCACATATTTGTTTTTATCAGTGTTGGTTAGAAGCGTATTCTTCATAAAATTACGAAGTCTCGCCTTTTTATTCGCGACGATACTGGCGTTCATAGACGCTCGCTTTTTGTTAGCCTCCTCTTTGACCTTTTCTTGTGTGAGTAGACCGTTCCTAAAGTTTTTGATCAGCTTCTCCCCATTTTGACCGAGATTCTTAGAAGTCACGTAGTTGATGACATTTTGTTCGATCACCTTTTTCGCCCGCTTATCCGCGTTGAGACTTTTCGCAGAGTTGATGACTGTATTGACGTTCACACCCGACTTAACTTCCGCGCGCAACTTAGACTTATCATCATTTGTGAGATTCGCTAAATTCTTAAACGCATTCTCGAGCTTCTCTTCTTGACGAGTTTGCTTTGTGGATGTCGCATTATTCTTTGCAGACTCTAGTGTTTTGTTTGGTGACTGATTAAAATATCCAACAATCATATTTTTGTTTTGTTTCGAAAGACCCAAATTGTTCATGAAACGCACGAGTTCATTGCGTTCGCCACCACGTTTTTCAGACTTTCTCTGTTCCACGAGAGACTTTGCATTCGCTTCGAACGTCTCCACATTACCTGGTTGCTTATCAAACTTTTTCAGTATAGAGTTTTTATTTTCCTGACTGATATTCATAGGCTTCAAAATTTCTTCGAGTTTTAGGCGATTAGCTGCGATCTTTTCTGTGTTTCGTGTCTTCTTAAGTGTGTTAGCCTTTTGTTTCATAGCATTGAGATTCTTGGTGGTGTTGAAATTGAACATGATAGCGTTACGGTCCTTCACGTTGAGATTGAGAGTCTCGTTGAGATATTTGTAGAGCTCTTGCTTTTGGTTTTCGAATTTTTGTTTCGTCTTGGTATTCTTTAAATTTTGAACATTTTGCAGAATATTACCGAGAGAGTTATTTTGATTTTTGAATCTTTGTAAGAAACGGGTCCTGTTTTCTTGGTTCAAGTTTTTGATGACTTCCTCAAGCTTCCTGAGATCTTCGCGCTTTTTACCGTTGATAATACCGTTGAGTTTATTCTTAAGTTTTTGCACATTATTCATCGTTTTAATAGCATTGAGTTCATCAGAAATATTGACGTTCCTATTAAGTGCGCGTCGAGAAAGATTCTTCTTAGCCTTACCTATATAAGCCTTGTTGATTTTGTTATTCAGGGATTTCGCATTGTTCAGGGAGTTAATTTTATTCACGTTGAACTTGAGATTTAGACCATTTTCATTACGAGCTTTACGAATACGTTCCATAAGACGGTTCTTTTCGCCCGAAATATTCTTGATTGCAGATGCTTTTGCGCGTAAAGTGTTCATGTTTCTCGGATTAGCGTTAAAATTTTTCATGATCGTTTCTACATCATTCTGCTTGAGTTTAAGTTCATCTGTAAGGTATCGGCGAAGAGCGGTTCCCTTTTCTGTTTTATACGCACTAGCAAATTGTTCGGCTCGATTCTTTACGTTGAGCACCGTCATGTTTGGGTAATAATTCCAATTACTCAATATGGCATTACGGTCTTCTACTTTGAGGTTATATTTATTAAGAACCTGGGTTATATTGTTTATGGTTTCTCGTGACTTCATGGCCAGGTATGCATCAATATTTTTTGTGATTGTATTGATGTTCGAATTCTTAGTGATTTTGTTGTAGAATTGTTTTCTATTTGCGACCGGAATTTTCTTTTCATCGAGAATTTTTGTGAGTGCATTCCGCTTTTTTATATTCAACATACCATTTGCCATTTCTTTGCTTTTATTTAAAGTGAGATTTCGAGCCACGACGAGTTTAATATTATCGTTGGTGAGTCCGAGATTTTTCATATATTTGTTAATTTCCGCATTTTTTGCAGACTTTTTAGAAGCGAGAACAGTATTAAGTTGTGTCTGAATATTTTTAATATTTTTTAGTGTTTTCGCGGCGGTCACTTTATTCATGAAATCATTTTTCACGTTGGCGTTGATAATTTTGTTCGAAAGTGCATTCCGCTGTTTATTAATAGCGGACTTTATGACTTCATCAACCTTTCGATTAAGTTCTTCAACCTTCTCGGGTGAGTTCAGTTCGGACATGTTCGTGTTAAAATTGAATGCGACGTTGTACGTTTTAGCTTCGCCTATCTTGTTAGTCAAGATGCGTTTCTTACCGTTTAAGTCACCTTTCGCAGCCACCTCCTTATTGATGGCCACCTTGATATTATCCAATGAAATGTTAGAGTTTTTGAAACGTTGAATGAACTTGGATTTATTGATATTAAGTGGTTGAAGATACCGCTCGAGTTCATCCAAATTCTTTGCACGCTTGGTGTTCTTTATCGATTGTATTTCGGTGTTTATTTCTTTACGAAGTTCAGTGAGATTTGTCGCATTCAGATTCACTTGACGCACGAAAGCATTCTTTTTGTTTTGGGAAAGGGTCGTGTTTTGATTGATGTAATTTTTCAGTTCCTGTCTTTTCTCGGCGAGAATCGCAGCGTTTCTTTCAGTCTGAGCATTTTTACTGTTCTGCCCAGCCTTATTTATTGCGTTTCGCAAAGGCTTGAGTTTAGTAACGTTATTGACTTTTGCGATGTTTTTAGTAAATTTTACACCTAAACCTTTAGCGCGGTTGGATAACTTTTGCTTACCGGCACCGATGATACGAACTTTCATCGCATTGAGTTCGGTATCGTTCTTGAGTTTAAGAATGTTTGATTGTATGTTGGCGTTCAGATTCATATTCGAAGCAACCTTTGATAGCGCTTGAACCTTCTCGGCGAATGTGCCCTTGATTTTTTCTCCACCCGCGTTTCGAATTCTCTGTTCAAGACCGGCGACTTCATTAAGTGCGTTGAGTTTTGAGATGTTATTCGAGAAATTCGAATTAACATTGAGCTGCTTCGCGAGAGCGGTCAGCCTTTCCTTCTCGGTGCTTATCTTACCCGTGTTTCTCTCGCTCTTAAGCCTTTTCGCTTCCTCGATGAGTTTAGTCACGTTGCGATTTCCGTTATTAAACTTGGACATTATAGTGTTTTTGTTTTGTGCGTTCAGGTTGAGTGTGTTGAGATTACGAACGAGACGCGTTCTCGCGTTTTCATTATTACTGCGACCTACTTCCTCTTCACGTTCCTTTGCGGCACGCTTGAGCACGTCGATACTCTCTCCATTATTGAAACGTTTGAGAAATCCGTTCTTGTTCGTTTGATTAATTTTAAGGGGTGTCAAATACGTGAGTAAGTTTTGTTTCATGAGAGCTTTCTTCTCGGCAATTCGTTGTTCGACTAATTTATTGGCGCGATTTTTTAAAGAATTCAGATTGGTTTTGTTATCGATGATCTCTACGAGACTATTCTTATCTTCATCCGAAAGTCTGACATTAGCGATCATACCCATAAATTTAGTTTTCTGGTTGGTTATGAATGACGATCGTTTCTTCTCGTTCTCCTCTTTGGCCTCTTCGATGAGACTATTAATGTTAGCGCCTTCAGCTTTGGCGCGTGCTTTGAAGCTAATTTTAGAACTGTTATTCACAAACGGGAGTGTCGCGAGTATCATGTTCATCTTTTGTTCGTTGTTTCGCGTGACATTGTTAGCCTCGTCCGACTTTATCTGCGCCTCTGCTTCGAGCTGTTTCAGGTTTCCAGTTGCCATACGTTGAATGAAAGTATTTCGATTTGTGTTTGATAAAGATAGTGTAGACAATTTGGTGATGAAATCACTCTCGAGCGTTTTGTATTTTACAGCCTCTTCCACTACATCAGAACGCCTGAAACCTCCCGCACTGATTTTGTTCAGAAATGGTTTTTCACGTTTGAGTTGAAGCTTTTTTATTTTATTGACAGCCTCGTTTACATCGATATTAGGAGGTCCTACTTCAATGGGTATGGGAGCGGGCTGGGGTCCTTGAACCACGAGTCCCCCTGTATTTCTATAGTATCCCGTACCCCGATTTCCTGTTTTAAATGCATAGCCATTTTTAGCACCTTTAAATGTCGTAGAAGGCATGAAATTTGTTTGATTTGATTCCGTAGGTTTTTTAACGGCGCTCACCCGGCCGTTAAGAAATTTTGGACGCTGACCTCTCATGAAGAGACCACCTTTTGGAAAATTTACACGGGACACGGGAGCTACGTTCCCATTCTTACGAGCCGTGTTTATGTTCGCATTTCCACGATTCACATTCTTACGAGCCGTGTTTATGTTCGCATTTCCACGGTTCGCATTTT